TGATAGGTCACTGTCACTTTTCCTGTTCCAGAAAAGGTTAGCCGATTATCTCCTGCCAATAAAATGATTTCATCTATTTGGTTCTCCCCTACAACTAAGTTGTATGTTTTTTTATTAAAAGTCACTGTCATTGCTGCACTACAATTGATAACCGGAAGCGCAATCATTCCAAGATTTCTACAAATCAATTCTGCCGATCCTGAAACTTGCTTTTCGCGAACAGTTGGCTTTATTTTATATCGATACGGTTCATGCGTAATCGTCAGCTCTGCCGAGGACCAATATCCATCGCACGATTCCTTCAAAGATATACGCCCCAATAGGTAATATTCTTGATCATATGGAACAATAATTTTACACTTTTTTCCATGACAAATTCGTTTCAGCACAGGCATTATTTGATAGTGTTCGTCCATATTTGCCAGCTTTGAAACCTTGATTACCATAGTTCCAGATTTATAGCGTACATATCCATCTTGCTCTGTGTAATCCAAACTGCCATCCATCCCGGTAATATCAATATATTTGGTTTTGGGTGTTGGAGCTGTTCGAACTGTGATGCTTTCGATGTCATATCCATAATCTTCCAGTAAGTCTGTTCCGTCAATCATAAGTCCATCCATCACATCACCCCTCTCTGATTCATCTGTGCGTACTCTTGTAATCCGGCATTGATACGACTTGTCATCACTTTGCCGACTTTCTTGCCATCCAAGCGCACATCCATCCCATCTATCGCAGATGCTACAACTTCTCCCAACCGATCATAATCAAAGTCTGATGAGCCCGTCTCCTGCGACTCTGGAGCTGATCGCGCAACAGTCTCCATGGTAGACTCCGTGGCTCTCTGTGCCAGTTCTGCATCCATGGTATAAGATGCCTGACGGATCTGATCGACTGCCCAGCCTAGATCAAGATCGGGCAGAAGCACATCTTTAAAGCCATCCAATGTTGCATCGGCTGTATCGGCTGCTGCTTCCTCAACCTGTTCTTTCCCCTCCTCAATACCGCCTGCCCATCCTTCTGGAACGAAAAGAGCATCTGCTTTTGCTGCTGCGGAGGGTGAATGAATCTGGGCGACAGCTCGAAATGCTGCCAATGCTGCACGAGCTGAATCAGCTGCTGCCGACACTACTCTACTTTTTCCTGCATCGATGCCAGCGGCAAAACCTTCTACAAGATATCGTCCAGAACTTTCCGCATTTCCTCTATGGTTATTTAATTCATTTGTATATTTACTAGCTAAGTCATTCGCTGTTCCTGCCGTATTGGCAGAACCCAATCCAAGATTCATTGCCGTACTGACTGCGACACCATCTACCCATGCCAATGTGGTTCCTGCAACTAACACGCCAAGAAGCGATGCTAGTAGATTGCCTGCGGTTGCTGCTGTGTCTGCTGAGCCAAGACCTTCATCTGTTGCTTCCGATATTCCAACTGCTGTATCCTGCGCAGCATCTTTCTGTGATTCTGCCCCGGTAATGTATCCGGCCACGTTATCGGAACCGATTTGAGTTGTCTGTGCAGTATCAGTTAAGCCGTCTTCTGTTGTCGTTGCCAGCGCTATTGCTGTATTGGATACTTCCTGTTGTTTCGATTCTGCGCCTGTAATATACCCAGCGATGTTGTCAGATCCGATTTTGGATGTCTCATCTGGTATTGTTAAGGTATCTGTAAAATCCTTCATCACAATACTGGTACTTTCATGGATCCTGTCTTGTACAGAAGAAATTCCATCTGCCGTAGCCTGTGTTGTATTCTGAGCTGTTTGCTGGGCTGTACTCACAAGATCCTCTGCGAATTGTTTATATCCAGTCTCTGCCTCTGCGTTTTCCTTAGCAATCTCAGTGGATACGTTTTAGTACTGATCCCAGTTTGCATTTAAATCTTTAATGTATTGAACATTTCCAGCATTGATTTCTTGAGCGATTGTAGCTACCAGTGATGCCGACTGTGGGCCTAAATTACGCAGATACTGGACAAATCCCTCATCTAACGCAACTATTGAATTATTTGAAACGTCTGTTACTCCCTGTGTCAATGCATCCAAATTTGCTGCATAATTTGTCATACCTGACACACAGGATGCAAAATTTTCCAGTGCTTGTGATGCTGTAATTTCTGCGCCAGCTGACCATTCACTATACAAACTTAGCTGTCCCATAATAGAGCCTTGAGCACTTTCATACGCACTTTTATATGCTTCTTGCAAGGTCTGAAACTTCTCTGCTATCTCTCCGGTTGTTTTATAAGTCTGACCAGCATATTCAATTTCTGAGGTAAGAAGATCTTGATTGACTGTAATTGCACCCTTTTTAGCATCTGTATCATCTTCTACTGCATCTTTCTCTTCTTTCTGAGCATCCGTTTCTCCAAGCAGACTTTCAGTCATC